AAGTCGCTGACATCGCGTTCGATGCTAGACGAGATACTAGTCTGGTCCTTGAAGATAGCTAGATTAGTTGTAGTCATGGAACTTCCTTACTTGGCTGTGGGTTTGCGGACTTGAATAACAAATTTGCGGTCTGCCTGAAGCCCGATAGGCATAACCTCTGGGTTCTCTTCCAAAAACTGCTTCATATTGCCGTTGTGGATGCGGCGCTCAAGCAGGAACATGGCATCATGCTCCCTGATGAACTCGTACATATGCTCCCAGTCGCTCGTCCAGTACCGCGACGTAACGCGACGGGACACCGTGCCAGCCGGTGTTCTTAGACTATCAACGTTCTGCTCGTTGCAGATGTTGAGCAGGTGCTGGCTGACGATATCCTTCTCTTCTTCCAGCTTCGCCAGCTTGGCTTCGTGTTCTGCTTCCAAGTCTTCGATGGCGGTACGGATTTTAATATACACTTTGACCATCTCTTCGACGGTCTGAGTAGGTTGCTCTGTGTCGGTCATGGTTGCTCCTTTGGACCGCCAATCTACCTACGGCTTTGACAAAGTCAAGGGGCGTCGGAAAGCTCTTGGTAGTAGAGGTCGATTATTTTTTCGTGATTGTTGATGTTGCTTTGTAACATGCTGTACAGGCGGCTTTCAATCTCGCTGCCCTTGATATGCACGATGGTCATTGGGTTGTGTTGGCCCGGACGGTTGATGCGGGCGTTGGCCTGCAAGTAAGTCTCAACGGAAGTCACCGGAGCATACCAGATGATGGTGTTCGCCGCCGTCAGCGTCAATCCGTGGGAAGCCGCTTGCGGTTGGATGATAAGCACATGCGGGTCGGTGTTGTTCTGGAACCGTGTAACTATGTCGCTGCGCTTGTTGACGGAGACCTGCCCGTTGATAACGTCGTTGCTGATACCGTGCTTATCCAGAGTAGCCTTGAGCAGTTCTATAGTATGGGTGAAGGGCACGAACACCAACACCTTGTGGCTAGCCTCTTCAATCACCTCAAGGACTGCGTTAAGCCGGTTACTTACGTCAAACTCAAGAACCGAGCCTTCGTCCGTGTAGACCGCACCTCCGCTGATTTGGAGTAGCTTGTTGATGTTTGTGGCAGCATTGACGGCGGTAACTGATTCGCCCCCTGCCATCATGGTCATTTTGCTCTTAAGTAGTTTATAGTATTTATCCTGCTGTGGGGTCAGCGGCGCTTCGCGCTCTACGTGGGTTACCGGCGGAAGGTCTAGGCACTGGCTGCGCTCAAACCGGATAGCGGGCTGGAGGACCTTATGGACTGTGGTCTGTGACCCCGGCTTGGGTATCCACTTGAACTGGGTGACCTTGTACATAACTTGATCCCGGAAAACACCGTAGTACTTGGGCGTATTATCTGGGTTCACCAGCTTTGCTAGGCCGTAGGCGTCCAGTGGAGACTGCGCCGCCGGGGTACCAGTCAGCATCCAGAGACCTTTAGCTTTGGCGGCTACCTCGCGTAAGATTTTCCAGCGGTTGGTCTGGGGGTTCTTGTAGGCGTTGGCTTCGTCCACCACGATCAGGTCGAACCCGCCGTTAATGATCTCGTCCTTCACCACACCCACGCCGTCAAAGTTAATGACTACAAACTCGGACCCAGCATTGATAATTTTCTTGCGTTGCTTGCTGTCGCCATAGGCCACCGAACAACTGCGATGCATGGCAAACTTGAACAAGTCCTGCTGCCACGCCGACTTCATGATGGACAGGGGGCAGATCACTAGGACCCGGTTAATCTTGCCTAGCTTCATGAGGTAGTCCGCCGCCCAGATAACCGATGCAGTCTTGCCTGTACCCTGCTCGTTGAAGCAAAACGCCTTGCGGCGGCGGGACAAAAAGTCAGCCGTCTCCTTCTGGTGGACAAAGGGTTTGAATTTGCCCGTCCAGTTGTAATCAGTGAGGATGGTCATTTTTTCTTCTTAGGTTTATTAGTTTTTACACTGTGGTCCGAATTGCGGCTAAACGAGCGGTTATCGCTGGCGTTTTTGACCCGCAGATTACTCAACACAGTTTTGCCGCCTTTACTCGCCGGGGTGATATGGTCAACATCCTTGCCATCACCTTTGTGCACTTTACCCGCACGCTCCATCATGCGGCGCGCTTTATTACGCTGCGCTCGGCGCTTCTTAACCGCCGGAGTGCCATCATACTCTTCGTATTCTTTCTTATACGGACGGGGTTTGTTCACGTACGGCATTTGATGTTCCTTTCACTTCGTAATCTTTGTTAACAAAACCTTCTCTGCTCCCATGAACGACGGTGGAGCGCACCCAAACTGATCTATCTTTAAGCCGTCTAATATGCCCACGACGTAAGTGGCTACGCACACCGCCTTCGCCATTATTTTCAGTTAACCACGGGCTATCCCAGACTTCACCACCAACTGATAATACGTGGTAATCGTAGTCAGGAGCGGTTTTTCCTTTACGAGGTGTACGCTTTAGTACTGCTGGCATGGGGACTTTTATTGTCTTGGTATCGTGCACATTAAGAAGTGAACACAGAACACACACGTTGTTTGCATCAACAACAAAATCTTTAAGTGTCGTAGTTTCAACAGATTCTTGCAGTGCTATATTCAACTCTGCCGTTTTTTCCTTCAGCAACTTGATCATTTCCTTTGTCGCATCGGTCATAACGATACCAAGACCGAATGGTTGATTTCCGTCCCCCGGACACATGCGTACCGATATAGGAGAAAACGTCCATAGGTTCCCATTATAGGTAGTGGACATAAGATTTATAGGTCCGTTTGTTTTTTCTTGTATGGCTACGGTTAATACCCACGTGTCTTCGTTTGACGGTACAATAGTATTTTCGGCGGACAACCTAGAAAGCATTTTTGTTTCGCTTAGTATGCAAACTATAGGGTATGGTAAATTAAACATTTCGCCTTTTAGCGGCATATCTTTTTCTGATAAAAGTCCGTCTGCGTTGGGAATATAAAATTTAGGGACTTTGGAGTTAATAAGGGCTGCGGTTCCAGCGCACACCATTTTAACATCAGGGTGAACAAAGTATTGCTCCTGCTGCGCAATATCGCGCGCAGCGTGTTTGAATTTATTCCAATGTTTTTTCTGACCCATCACCGTTTCCTATTATGCTCACAACTGGTTACTGGGCAGAACCGGCATAGCGGGCCGGTCACGGCGTTCCAAACACCGGCCTCATGCGCAGCCTTCAAGCGGGCAAGCTCGGTGTCAAACACAGACATGCACTCCCGTTCTTTGCCAGCGTCGTAGTTCTTCTTTACAAACTCTTCGCTAACCACAAACGCCAGCGCAGACTTTATGCGCTTGACTTGCGGAAAGTGCAGGAACGTAGCCCCCGCCAGCAGATCAAGCTGCTTGGTATCCGCATACTTGGCGCTCTTGCCAGTCTTATAGTCCGCCAGCCATGCCTTGCCATTGTTGATAATCAGCAGATCGGCAACGCCGCGCCACCACACGTCCCGGTCAAAGAAGCCGCAAGGCTCTAAGCCAGTATCCGTCTTCCTCACACCGAGTTTAATCTCGCAGTGCTTCTCACCGGGTATGTTGTTAAAGGCAGCTATAGTAGGCTCAATAAACTTGAACTTGGCCGGGATAGGTATACCGTCCCTGACATACTCCTCCGCCGCCTTATGAACTTCCTTGCCATAGTTCGCGGCATCGCCGCCTTCGTCCTTAAAGTCCTTGGCTACCCGCAAGTGGTAGTACTTCTTCGGGCACTGGTCGAAGGTTTTAATGGAAGAGTAAGACCAAGTTAACAAAACACAATCCTCATAGGAACCAAGACACAACGCCGATAATGACGGCCCAGAATAACGCGCTTATCAAAATAGCAATCAGGCACCCGGCGGGGTGTGGATCAGGCTCTGTGCCTTGGGGTCTTTTGCTCATGGCTGTTAACTCCCTGCTTCTCTGGTTCTTTTACGGAGAGCGTTGTTGCTTCTCCGATAACGGCATCCACTAGCTTGCGGCCCCAAATACGCACCAGCGTGGCCCTAGACATCCCACGATCATGGTTAAAGGCAATAAGCTCGGCGGACTTCTGGTAATGTTTAAGGAACCGCTCTTCGTCCACACGCTGCATCCAGTTGAGCATGTTGGCGGCGGCTAGGCGTTCTACAGAAGAAAGAAACTCGTTACGTGTGCGCGTCATGGACGTAGAACTCTTACCTTCGGGTTCTCAAGTTTGCTGTCTGGTTTATTTTTACTGTCTAACCCTACATACGGCCAGCCCTTGGACGACTTGGGTGAAGGGGTAAGATACCTCAATCTCCACACAGCGTCTATAAAAGCTTCGTCCGTACTCGTCTCTTCGCGCAACTTGGCAAAGAAGTCTCTGGCTGATTCCAAGATCATGCTTCCTCCTGACACTCTCTGATACACGCTGCGTAACCGGCTATATCTACGGCGGAGTCCGCGTGGTCCGGGGTCTCCATCAACCTCGCCAGCTTGACACCTACCATGCACATCGCAACCTGCACGGGAGTTACAGGGAAGCCCAACAGCGTAGACCAGAGTGCTGCGATGCGTTCGTGGTTTTGCTTGGGCGACCCGTAGTGGCTGTCTCGGTCTTTAACAACCGTCGCCGCCTCGGCTAGCATATCCGATCCCATGCTCACGGTGTTTTCCTCCGGTTGTTAAGGCGTTCGCGTTCTCTGCGGGCTTCCTCGAAGTTGGAGAAAGCATTGTAGCAATGCTTCAGGCAGTACGAATAGCTCTCGTAGACGGGCTCCTTGCAGAACGCCATCTTGCCCTCGTGCGGCGCACCGTAGGGCCAGCGACACTCACCCTTGCCAAGACTCATGACGGCTTCCCGGACGGCGGTGTATACCTTGTCTGCTTCTTCTTTGACTGCTACCGGCGGAGCCTGTGCGGCTGTTTTTGCTTTGGGTTTTGGCTTGGGTGTGTGCTTTGTCTTGTCCGTCTTCGGAGTAGGCAGCTTCATCCGGTGCACCTTGCCCAGCACCGCGTTTCTTGTAGCCCCAACTACAGCCCCAATATCCCGCGCAGAGTTACCCGCCGCCCACATGGACTTCAGGATTTTCTCCTTTTCCGGAGTCCAGAACACAACCGTTGTCATTTCACGTTACCTCCTGACCTCAGAATATTACCGTCGTATATGTAGGTGCCGACATGTTGCAGCCGGATAAACGGGTTAGCGTGGACCGTGCCACCGTGCTTCCTGAATAGTTCGCAGAAGTGGTAGTCCTCGGAGAGCAGTGCGCCGCCATCGTCAATACTAGTAGCGAAAAACTCGTGAACTAACGGTTTGATATACTCACCTGTCACTGGGTCTTTGTGAGTAGAGGTTCTGTAGGTGGGGACGTGCGGCTTGAGGTGTTCAAATACCTCCCGCTTGATAAGCATAAAGCCAGTCCCGCCGTGGCGCACTTCGATCATGCCAGCCTCGTCAGTCTCAGCGTGGCCTGTACCTACCATGTTAAACACAAAGGCCCCTGCATAATCTTGCAGGTTGTCCTTACCGTCCTTGGCGGCGGCGTTGATCTTATCCCACGCCACTTCCTTCTTGGGGTAGATACCGCAGGCAATGTCCCTGTCGGCGGCAAGCAGCGTCAAGACCGCGTCTGCGTTAAACCCAATGTCAGCGTCGATGAACATAAGGTAGTCGTGACCCCGCTCCAGAAACGCATGCACAAGGTCATTACGTGCCCGCGTAATAAGGCTCTCGTTCATGATCTGCGCCCAGTAGACCTGCATGCCTAGGTCGCGCAGCTTAGCCACCGTAGCCATAAGCCCACTTACATAGTGACCCGTGCACATGCCACCGTACATCGGCGTTGCGATAAGGATGCTCGGCTTTCTGGCCGTGTCTTTCACGGCTACTTTGATTTCGTCGGTCATTTTATCTCCTCGTTATTCGAAACGGGTTTATGCCGGTGTCCGCACTACCTATGCCAAACAAATTCAACTGTTCCGGGTTAAGCAGTTCGCGCATGAAGTTTTTATGGACCATGTCGAGGACTATTTTGTTGCTGATGGGCTGCACTGCGGCCTTCTCTGCTTCTGATCCGTATTGCTGAATATTATCTAACACCCAACTCCATTTACCTTCAGCTATTTCCTCTGGGTTAGACGCGCAACGGCGTAGGAACAACTCCACCACGGGGTGCATGGGGGTATCTTTGGCCTCTACAGCCTCCACGTTTTTATCTTCTTCGCTCACTTAGCAATCTCCATAAGTTTTGCCTCTATTATTACAGCAGTTTAAATTTGTTTGTGTCTATCAGCGCTACGGTTTCTATATCTTTGGGGTCTCCACGATCATACCGACCCCCAGTAGAAACGACATGCTCTATAGGTAGTTTTACGTATCCTAGGTCGTCCGTCCATTGCACCAACAAGATCGGCACAAAACCTATGGTGCCCCACCCGCATAGTGCTTTGTACTTGTCGTAGCTAAGCATGTACGTTGGGTATTTTAAACGTTCGTTTCTGCGAGTCTTTACCTCTACCACAACCTTAGCAGACCCGTTTTTAACCAACATACTATCTGCTCGGGCTTCCATAGGGAGCTTAACAGCGCTGCACCCCACCTCAGAGCATAGTTTATCAAGCGCCGCCCGCTCGTTAGTTAAGTCATGCGCTTGTTGGTATTTTGGGCGCATTAACATTCTCCATAAGTTTTGCCTGATCCGGCTTCGCAGTCTAAGGGTAAGTCTGGTGCCCATTCTGGGCGCATACGCATGAACAGTTCAATATTTTCCTGCGCGATCTCAACGTCATTCTCCGGTACGACACAGCCGATGGCGTCATGCACCGTCATGGCTACTTTGTACTTCTTGGATATCATAAGCATCTGCTCGCCAATGATGATCCGAGCCAACGCTTGGCAGACATTTTCAATAACCTTGCCGCCGTATATCCGGTTCGGCACCGTCGTCTTGCCTCGTTTGGTGTCGTACACATACTCAACTTTACCGTCGTTGTTATGCTTCCTGAGGTTCGGGTATCCCAGATAAAGACCGTTCGGCAGGCGGATGCCCTTCTTGCCCTCCACCACAAGCAGACCATCCCGACCTAGTGTCGTAGCCTGATTGTTGATTATCGCGTCCAGCACTGCACCCGCCTCGCGCCATAGCTGGGGAATGGCTTGGTAAGACTTGCGGTACACGTCGATGATGCTACGCGCTTCGTCCTCAGATATGTCTACGTTGAACACTTTCAACTGCTTCTTGAACTTGGCAGCGCCCATGCCGTAGCCGCAGCCTAGGATCGTCGTCTTGCCCACGAACCGCTCGTCTTTAGTTACTTCCTCTTCCCTCTTACCGTAAATCTTAGCAGCCATAATCTTGTACACGTCCTCCTTGTTCTCGAAGGCCCGCACCAGATCGTTCTGCCCCGCCAGCCACGCCAGCGTCCGCGCTTCAATCTGACTACTATCGCTGTCGATTATTTTATAATTTTTTGGTGCGGCGATGGCGTACTTGAGCGGAGACATGCGCGGTAGGTTCTGCATGTTGACCTTGTCGTCGCCTCCCCACCGTCCAGTGTGCGCCGCGTAGTAACGCAGGGGGATGGGCAGTGCCCCCCGCTTGGCAATGCCAATGAACCGTTCCGTCCGCGTTTCTTCCAGAGTGCTCTTCACGCCCAGCCGCGCCGCCACTAGCGCCTGC